GGCGGTGCTGCGCAATACTTTCAGGTGTCCAGCATCTGATAGTCGTTGAATGTGAACGGGGACTCGATCTGCCCGAGCTTGGCGGCCTCCCAGTCCGCGAGCGTCAGGTCGTCAAAGCTGACGCCCATGAGCGCGATGCGCTGGTTGTTCGGGTTATCGGGGTCGTCCAGATTGCTGATGATCGTGTGGCGCAGGTCCTTGCCGGTCTTGAGCGCCTCGCCCTCCAGCTCAATGAGGCGGGAAGTCACGTTGTAGATGCGGATGGAGCCGGTACCCTTGGTGGATACGAGCTTGCTGTCCTCCATCATGGCGCGGCAACGGGGAACGCTCTCCTTGGTCTTGCTGATCTTAGCCTGGCAGCCGTAGCACTCGGCGACCTGTTCGCCGTCGATCCACAGGCTGCCCCATGTGCCGCTGCGTACCAGCGCGGCGTCAATAGCTTCACACATGTGTGTTTCCTCCTATCAGGCTGCAATGACGCTGGGGGAGACCTCGAAAACGATGGCGAAGTCTTCCATGGCGTCCATGATGTTACCGTAGAGCTTCAAAAACACCTTGCTGCCGGTGTTCTCCTTGATGACCTCATTGTCGCTGAGCTTCTTGATGCGCTCCGCCTCGGTGGCATCGTCGCCGGCGGCGGTGATGAGATACTTGCGCGTCGCGTCGGCGTCGAGCACCGCGCCGGACGAGCCGCTCTCCAGCACCTTGGAGTCCTCCAGACTCTTGAGGTAGTCCTGCATCGCCAGCAGCAGGACACATTTGTCATCGTAGGTGTTGGCGCACTTGCCGAAATAGTCGTCCTCGACGCTCGAGACGGCATAGTAGCGGATCAGGTCGATGGCCGCGGTCATCTTGATTTTCTTGAGCGCCTCGGGTTCCGTGTCGCCGATCGTGACCTTGCTGGTCACGGCGCGGCTCAGCTTGCGCACGCGGCCGTCGTCGATGATGAAGAGCTTGCCGGCGTCGACCGCTGCGTCGGGGTTCTCGGTCGCCGTCACGCCGGTCACCTCGCTCAGCTGCGCATAGGTCGCGCTGCACTGCGCGGGGGTACCGGCCAGCATACCCGCAATGCGCGAGCAGTAAGCCGCGGCAGAGAAAGCCGTCTTACCGCCGGCGGCGATACCGGCAGACACAAAGTTGATGACGCCCTCATAATCCGCCGCAGTGTTGGGCAGTACCGCCTTGCCGATATAGCGCAGCTTGCGGCGCTCCTTGACGAGCGCGGCAAGCGCCGTGGCGTCTTCAGCAGAGATGTCGGGCGGGCCCGCGATGTAGTCATAGGTGTAGGCCGCCAGTGCACCGAAGCCTGCCGCAATCGTTCCGGCCGCCGGCACAACGGAGACGTACACAGCGCTCGGGCGGTTGATGTAGCCCATCAGGGTACGCTTGATGTATGCGATATTGTCCGCGCCGAGCGTCGTCGGGATATCGCTCTCCTGGCAAACGACGTGTACGCCGTTCGCTTTGGCGTCGCGCAGGATCAGCGCGACAGCGCCGCGGGAAATGCGGGTGGATACCGTCTCCGCGGCTTTTTTCAGGGTAAAAGTGAGTTCAGGCAGTCCCATACTCATTCGCTCCTTTGATAAATTTCTCCGCCGTTTACCTGCACGGAGATCTGGTAAGAGTCCGCCGTCGGGATCTCCGGTGCGGTCTCTTCATTGCTTTCCATAAATTCAAAATTCAGCAGAATAGCGGCTCTGTCAACGTCCCGCGGCATGCTCTGCAGCTGCGGCAGCAGCCTGCGCGCCCCCACGTGCAGGACCTGCATCATAAGCTTCAGGCACGCCGATACATCGTTGTTAAGCCTTGCCCAGCTGATGTCATAGTGCTCGTCGGCCTCATCGTGCAGTGTAAGCCGAATCTGTACATTCCGCTTCGTCATGCGCTGCGTGACCGGCGTGCGGTCGTCACGCGTGACCTCGAGCCAGAAGGAAGGGCGTTCATAGTCCTCCGGGCAGACGTTGATATAGACAGTGCGCTCAGGCCACTTTTCCAGCAGACGCGCGTTGACGGCGTCCAGAATCTCCGTGCTGTTCATCCTTTCCCCTCCAGGTAGGCCATGGCCTTCTTCTCGATTTCTTGCGCGCCTCTTTCGGCAATCTGCGGCAGCTCAGCGGCTGTCTTGCGGTACATATACTTTCCTTTTACACGATTAGCTTTGAGTTTCTTGCCCATTGCTGGAACATACCGACCTGGCGTTTGCACGTGTCCGCCCTCCAGTGCGTTGGTTACATATCCGGCAGCATAACCTCTTAGTTCGGTTTTTGCCTTGGCGCGGACGGCTGCATAGCCTCTGCCGGAACCGACGTGCCGATCCTGCACATTCGCCACATAGCCCTGACCGCCGATGCGGCGGCGCACCGTGGAGAGCATCTCTCGTCCGGCCTCCTCGAAGAACTCGCTGCGTGCCTTCTTCATGGCCTCCGGATAGCCCTCCAGCTTTTTCTGGATCTCTTTCAGCCCGCCGATCTCAACGCTCTGCATTATGCCTCCCAGCTGCGCTCGATCACGTACTCGTTCTTGTATGGGTCAAGGTCGAGCACCTGACGCACGGTGTATGGCGTTTCGTTCCCCTTCTGCACCAGATCTCCGGCACGCAGCACAATGACCTTCGGAGTTACCAGCACGCGCTGCTGCACCTCCGCGCGGTAGACGTCGTCTGCTTCATTGCGGAAGTATTTCTCCGTCAGGATGCCGGGGAAAGTGAAACTCGGAACGCTCACGGCGACCGGACGATTATAGGTGTCGCGTCCCGTCCGGTCCTGCGGCCGCGCTGTCAGTGTCACCGGCTCGCATACGGCCGCGCGGATCTCCTGCCGGCTGCGGTCGTCCGATAGGACGATCGATGTCCGGAACATGAATTGTCCGTCCGCGCGCATTGCCCCGCGCAGCGTCAGCAGACGGTCGGGACGGATAACGATGCTTGCCCCGCGTGCGCCGATGCCGACGCTTGAAAACAGATTGCTGCGCTCGTCGAAGGTCACACCTCCCCAGCAGACGCGACGCACTCCCCAAAAGTATGAGTTCTTTACTCGGTCAAACCGCAGTTCCAGCAGTTCGACGCGCTGCCGCAGGCTGTCGGCCAGCAGATTGCTTTTCGATGTCATCGCTCATTCTCCATCACTGCCGGTGCCCAAATCGGACACCGGCTCGCTGAGTTTTAACTGATTTACCATCCGACGAAAGGCAGGATTGTCAGCGACCACCGTTCCCGCCAAACTCACGTCTCTTCGGTCGTACATATCAAGAACCAGATAATTGACGCACAAGTCGTACTGTGCCGCGCGCGGAGATCCGATCTCAGGCTCGCGAATGCCTGCGGTCTCCATGTATCCGGTCGCCGCGATGAAGAAGCCGCTGAGCAGCGTATCGTCATCATCTACACGGCAGTACTCCGCCAGCGCCTTCCGGCGGTCATCCGTCAGGCTCATCGGTTATCAGCTGCCGCTCTTCGGCAGCGTTGCCACCACAAAGCCCTTGTCGACGATCAGGTTGCCGCCGATCATCGTGTCGCCCAGGATCGTGAGCATACGCTCCTCGCCCTTGATGCTTTCGTCCACGCGGACGGTGAAGTCGCCGAACAGGCCGAGCTCATAGTTGCTCGGGTCACCATAGAGCATCGTCTGGATCGCGGCGCTGGCAGACTGCGTCGCACCGGACAGGCTCGTCAGGTCGGGCAGGATCGTATACGGGATGATCGTGCCGCCATCCTCAATGGTGCCGATGTTGGGATTTCCTGCATCGTAGCGGATCTTGAACACACGCTCCTTGTCGCTGTTGCGCAGCTTGCCGATGGCCTTCAGGTCTGCCTTGGTCAGATAGAGACGGGCGTTCTGGCCGATGGCGTCATCGCTGCCGTAAGCAAAAAACAGATCGTCGAGAATGTTCTCGTTGATGGCCGTCACGTCGACAGAAGCGAAGATCGCGTTGCCCGCCGTGTTCTTAGCATTCTTGACGCCGTACATATCGGGCGATGCCTGACCGTCGCCGTTGGCAATCAGGCCGCAGGCCTTGCGGCGCATCGCGCGCAGTGCCATACCGTAGATCTTGTCGTAGTAGCCCGCGGGGCTCAGACGCGAGATGTTGCGGTCAACGTAGCTCGTGGTGTTCAGCTCATAGGGGCTGATCTTGGCCACGCCGAAGGTCGGGTCGCTCGAAGCGGTACGCGCTTTGCCCGCGTTGGTCGATACCTCACCGCCCTTGGCGTCCAGCTCGCTGATGACGTAGGGCTCCAGGAACGAGCCCATGCCGGTCAGATCCTGCACGTAGACCTGGTCGATAATGGAGCTGACCATATTGCCGATGCCGTCGCGGATGTTGCGGCCCGCGCCAGTGGGTTCCACCAGCGTGGTGGTCGCCAGCGTGACGGACTTGCTGGCAAGATACAGGCCCTTGCGCACCTCCTGCGCGCTCAGGGCGATGCTGCCGCCCTTCATCAGGGTATTGCCGCGCTCAGCAGCCTTGTCCTTCGCCTCGCCGGGATCGTCCTTGCGTTCCAGGAACTGGCGGTCCTGCTCGTCGATGAAGGCCTTGACCTCCGTGATCTCGTCGTTGATGTTGCCGATCTCGGTCATCTTGGACTTGTAGTCCTCACGTTTGCCGCCCTTCAGCAGCGTTTCGGCCTCTGCCAGCATGCCGGCGCGCTTCGCCAGCAGGTCATTGTACTTTCTGCGCATGATGTATCCTCCTTAAAATCTCATTTTTTCAAGCGCGAGCGCGGCTTCGTCCTGCCAGCGCTCTTTATCGTCTGCGCCGCCCGGCGCATGGGGTTCTTTTCCCTCGGTACCGCCATAGCGCTTCGCTTTAACGACACCGGCTTCCGGCTGCGCAGGAACAGCCACAAGGCTGACCTCATAAGCTTCACAAGCATCGACAAGGTCAAAATGACAAATCTTGCCGTCGTATTCATGGCCGCCGCGGTGCTGACAGAGCGTTGTGCGCTGATCCGCGCCGCAAATGGAGCAAAGCACATGCTCAACCGTACAGCCAACGCTGCATTCGCGCAGAATGCCGCCCTCGATGGCGGAGATCGTGTCAGCCATTGATTCTGTGCGCACGGTGTAGCAGCAGAGGATCAGGCGCTTGACGTCACCCTCGCCACTCACATAGGCGTTGTAGATACGCGCCGTCTGCGACTTGGCGCTCCAAACGTGATCAAGCAGCACCGTCTTGCCGATGTAGAGCTTTGCGAGCTGTTCCAGTGTGTTTTCGGTGAACCTCTCGTTGTCGCGGTCTACCTGGTTATCACAGGCTGCCAGGCGGAAGGCGAACACTTCGTCTGCACTCAGCTCCCGAAGGGACTGCTTGTTGATGAGCGCAAGCTGGCTTTCACTCAGTGTCTGTTTTTCAAGCCTTGCGGCCTTGTAGATCATTTCCATGGATTACTCCTCTCCGGCGGTGATGCCGCCGCGTCTTTGCTTGCTCAGTTCCGGCCACAGATCAAGCGGCACATAGTTGAGGCTTGCCCGGCGCCGGTTGCCGCCAGGGATATTCGGGAGATCCTCCAGCGCAGCAATGTCGTCCGGAGAGAAAACACTCAGCTCGCTCATTGCACGGTACCATGTGGCGCGGCTGGATGTGTCACCCTTGAGCTCAGCCATCATGTTGATGCGGATCTCAAGCCCCTTTTTCAGCTCGCTGTCGGTCAGCAACTTATAGGTCTGCTCTTCTTCATACTGCGTCACGATCGGATGCAGCGTGCTTACAACATACTCGATGGAATTTTGCTCGTTGGAACCGTATGCCTGTTTTCCCTCATTCAGCTTGTAGAGCGGCACACCGAAGTAGCGGGCAATGTCCTTGACGGAGATCTCCTTATTTTCCACAAACTGCGCATCGCGGTTCGAGCTGGCGATGCTCGTGTATTTGAGGCCGAGGTCGAGGATCGCTGTGCGGTGTGCGTTGCTTGGGCCAAGGTGGACCTTTTCCCATTCGCTGCGCAGCTGATCCTTCAGCGTCACAACAGATCCGTCAGGGCGGGTCAGTACGCCGCCGCGCTCGTTCTTTGCATAGCCACCGAGATCGGCCTCTGTTTCCAGCACGCCGCCGGGCTGGCCGCCGTTTTGATAGTACGAAGCGTCATACTGCTGTGCCGCGCGCGCCGCGGCAATGACGTCCTCCGCACGCGACAGCGTTCCAATTCCTTTCAGCCCATTCCGCGTGGCGTTTTTATAGTGACACACATCTTCATTTGCCAACCGCATCAGCTCGCCGGTGAGCGGATGCGTAATGTCATACCAGATGCGGCCTGCGCCGTCATGCCACTGCTGCACGAGCTGCCACGGTACGGGGATCAACTCCTTCGGCAGTCCAGTCGACGGATCGCGGATGATCCAGTCATACCCGTTACCGCCTTCCAGTCGGCTGGTCTCCAGCACTTTTTTGCGCACAAATGGCGTCATTGCCTCGTTTGGCCGCACATTGAGCAGATACAGAATATTGTGCGGCAAACGCTCACGTGTGCGGTTGTCGATTACAAAGCTCGGCAGCTTTGCCATGCTGTCGCTCAGTATCTCAATGCAGCGGTCTACCGCGCTCAGCTTTCGCGCCACGCTCTGTACGTCCTCTCCGGCAACCAGACCACCGGAGGCCGCAAGCGCGCCGACTGTCACCGCTTTTCTGATGGTGGGCGACCGTGCGGTGGCTGCACGGAGCCCTTTAATAACGCTCATTCAGATCCGTCCTTTCCTTCCTCGTCGGTATCGTCATAGCCATCGAGCACAGCTCCTGCGACAAGCAGGACTCCCGCTGTGATCATTCCGGCCGGAACGTAGATCATAGCCGCTCCTATTGCAATCAGCGCGCATCCAAGTACCAGCGCGGCGCCTTGTACCGCTGCGGCAATTCTTTTCATCTTTTCTCCTCACAGACTGAATCCCGGCCGGCCAACAGCTTCGGCAAGGTCGGGTTTCTGATTTTTCGCGATCATCCAAACCGCCATCACGATGATGCTGGCGACCGTCGGGTCGATGCGCCCAATCGAGCGGTTTTTCAGCGGTTTGATATTGCCGTTTCCGTCCTCGTGGCACCGGACATTGCCAAACGTCCAGCGGAAACACGTATTGTGCACATGCAGCAGCGTATGCCGCTGCATCATGTCGTCCATTTCCTTCATCGCGGGACTCATATTCTTCAAATCCTGCGGGATCTCAATGGTGTTGACGATAGGGGAGAGCCTCTGCGTGATGGTTCGGCTCAGATACGGGTCAAATCCGATCATGCGCAAGTCAAATCGCTCGCGAGCCTCGCGGATACGGGCCTCAATATCGTCATAATCGTTCACCGTGCCGGGACACAGTGTCAAAAATCCGGCTCGCGCCCAGTCCCGGTAGGGGACATGGTCCCGTTTTTCGGCTTCGTCGACCGTTGTTTCCGGCCTCCAGATGCCATAGGGCCAGATCACGGCAGTGTCAAGCCCGGGCTGGGGAGGGAAGAGCAGCACAAATGCTGTCAGGTCGCGGCTCGTTGACAAGTCGACGCCTCCGTAGCAGATCATGCCGTCCAGCTGATGCAGGAATTCCTCTCGCGCGGCCTTCTTGCTCGGCCCCCACTGTGTTTTGTCATACAGGTTGAGCGAGATCCAGCCGACCGCTTTCGTTGTGATCCACTGATTCAGGCGCAGCCAGCGGAAAAGCCGCTCAGCAGCCTCACTTTTTTGGGCCGCCATGGCCTCCATGCGGACGTTGCGCATGCTCAGATGCTTGCCCAGCGAGGGATTGCACAATTTCCACAGGCTTTCGTCCCAAATGTCGATTTTTTCGAGGTCATCCGGATCATCACCGAAAAATGCCGTCAGACCGTACAGGATCGGCAGCCAGTTTTCTTCGTCGCGCTCCAGAAGGGCCTGTTCCGCGTCGGCAAGGTCCTCATCCGCGGCATGCCTTAACGAGAGGACCTTGCGCGCGTCACCACCTTCCTCCTGGATGCGGCGCAGCTGCCGGGCGTCGCGGATCGCGACAGCCTTATCATGGATCTCCCAGCCAATGCTGCCGCGATCCGGGTCATCACCGGCTGTTGTCAGCACGATCCACACCGGTTGACGGCGGGAAGCGCCGGCTGCGCCGGTCATGATATCCCATAGCTCGCGGGACGGCTGGGCGTGCAGCTCATCAAAAATCACGCAGCTCGGCTTGTAGCCGTGCTTGCTGTATGCCTCGGCGGAAAGCACCTGCATCACGCCGATGGTGACCCACTTATATCCGCCGTTACCGGTCTTGATCCGGCGGCGGTACTCGATGCGCTTGCGGCTCTCGGTGATCTTCAGCTCGCCGCGTGCGACCATTTTTGCTGTCCACGGCGCGCTCGTCGCCATGAAGACCGCCGCATTGTAGACGATCGAGGCGTTTTCCTTGTCCGCCGCGCAGATATAGACCTCGGCGTTCAGTTCGCCGTCGGCAAACAGGTGATAGAGCCCCAGCGCGGCCGCAAGCTCGCTTTTGCCATTTTTCTTGGGGATCTCAAGATAGAGATACCAGTATTTTCGCAGCCAGTCCGCATTAATCGGGGCAGGGAGGTCCTTGGTGTCTGAATCGGATACGAGCGTTCCGTAGAATTCCATCAAAGCACTGCGCTGCCAGTCATACAGGTTGAAAAGTTTGCCGGTATCGGTCGTCGGCAGCCGGCTGATAAAGTCACAGACAAACTGCCCGGCGGTCTGGTCGTATCGCTCAGCCACCGCTTGCGCTCCTGCTTAGGGCACTGTCTTGACGGCGACGGAGCATTTCGGTGAACTCATCCGTCCCGCCCTGGTCGCTGGCAGCTGCGCCCGCCGCGTTGACAACTGCGGTCGGAACAACGATCCGGCAGCGAGAAGTGACGGAGAGCCCCATCGCCTCGGCACACTGGCGCGCCTGCTTGAAATAAGCGCCCTGGATGCTCGTCCATTCCTTGGCGAGCTTCTCGTCGTTCTTGCTGATGGCCGCCGCGGCTTTCTTGTCAGCTTTGACCCAGCGTTCGCGACAAAGAAAATATTGCCCGAGAACGTCGCGGTCGAGTTCGGCGTATAGGCCTGCACCGTTGAGCATTTCGCCGATCTCGCAGTATTCCGCCCGCAGGCGTTTCGGCAGCCACTTCGGCGGATCTACCACGTCGGCCGGCGGCATATAGACCTCGTGGTCGCGCCGCTGGTCGGCTTCGGCCTGTGTCAGGTGCTTTCGTCCGTTGGCTTCCACCAGCGCCGTCGGCTGTCTCTTTCCGCTCATGTTCTCACTTCTTTCTCGTTGTTCCCCGTGGGGAAAATTTCTCGTTCACAGGAGGCCTCGCGGTTATGGCACAGTGCGTCAAACTTTCTGAGCAGGGGGGGAGGGTGCGCAAGGAATCCCCGCGCGTCGCTCCTGCGACGCGCCCAAGCGCCCAAGCCTACCGCCTCGAGCCTACGCGACGAGGCTTCGAACGCCTGCGATTTTCGTACATTTCCCGCACCGTCTTGCGGCTGTGGCAACTGTGACACAGGCTCTCGAGATTGCCGCGGTCACAGAACACTGCCCAGTTGCCCTTGTGGTCGACGATGTGGTCGACGTCGGTAGCACGGATGCGCCTGCCGGCTTTGGCGCACTCGCGGCAGAATGGCTCACGCATTAGCTGCGTCGGGCGCAAGTCCTTGCGCCATTCGTCGGTGAAGTACATCCAGCGCCAGGACTCGGCTTCAGCGCTGCGCTGCCCTGACCGCTTTGCCGGTTGATGCTTTGCGCAGTATCCGTCGCTCACGAGCTCGTAGCATCCCGGATATCGGCACGGTCGCAGCGGCTTCTCGCTCACGGGCTATCACCTCCGGAAAAACAAAAAAGCCTGCGCCGACACAAACTGCTCTCGCAGATCATGTGGCGCAGGCTCTCAGGCACAGGCACTCGTCGATATTCACGATGGACTCTTTTCCGCAGACCTTGCAGTACACGGTCAGCGACCGCGCTCGGGTCTCGGGATTGAGCCGAAGGACTTTTCCTCGACCGCATCGCGGGCAAAGGAGCCATCCGTTCTTTGTGTCCAGTTTAGCAGTTTTCGCTTCGGTTTGCAATGCCTTTTCCCCACTTTCTCGGGTTTGTCCGTAAATATTCATAAGGTTTCAAGAATAAGAAATCAATATCTAAAATAAAAGCACTATTTTCAGTAGCTCAAATACTTGCTGTAGGAGTACACGCCCCAGCCGCTTTTTGCCTCGTTGTACTCGAGCGGCAAGATGACCGCATCCCGCGGGACATAGATGCGGCCGGTCTTGCTGGCCTTGACCTCTGGCAGCGGCACTTTGGGCTTGAGCGTCCGCGATGGTCCCCACGGATGCTGCCCCACCTCCGGCCGCTCTTTTGTGAAGTATCGGGCGAGCCTGCGGTAGCCGTCTTCTTGCAGTATCTTCTTTTTTGTGTACGGCACATCATAGGCCTCGCCCCAGTCCCACAGCCGCCGCACGAGCACCGCAGGATACTCGCTGTTCCGCAGGAAAACGTGAATGTGCAGACTATCGTGCAGCCCCTCGATGCGGTAAACGTAGTCAAACGGTTTGCCGCTGCCCCAGCGCTTGAGGCGCTTGAGGTAGGTGTTCCAGATCTGCTGCACCTCTTTCCGGCTCTCCGGCAGATTCTCCGGCGCAAACGTCAGCGAGTGGAAAACACCGTCGTACTCAAAAAGCGCGAGCCGCAGCTCCAGCTTGTCGACGGTCGTGCGGCTCATTGCCGGCCCGCAGCGAGAGCGGATGCACTCACCGTTCTTCCGCAAAAAGCACGCACGATCCGTCGAAAATACCTTGACCAAAGGCCCCGCCCGCTGTTTTACGATGCAATACTCATCCATATAGGCGGCTCTCCAGCATACCGGCAACGGCGCCGGTCATGTCGCCCTCGACAACAGTCTTATCCAGCTGATCATAGTATGCACGGATAAACTCCTCAAGCAGATCGTAATACAACACCGCATGCGGCAAATTGCCATTTGCCAACGTCGCAGCCCGTGCTGCGTCATTCCTATCGCAGCCAAGGCTCATCAGCAGTTTAATCATACGTTTTCTTTTCATTCGGCGCACCCCAGCTTCCTCTTCACCCACGCCCACAGGTTTCGCCACGGGTGATCCGACAGCCATCTGCAGACTGATGCGAGATGCACGGACGACCCTTGCTCACGTATCAACTCATGCCGCAGCACTACCTTTTCACTGTTTGCCCTTCCCAGCGCCGCCTCGGTATCAGCAAGCTTCGTGCGCAGGTCCTTGTTTTCTGCAATCGCCGCATTTCTTTGATCGGTCATTGTCTCAGCATTTACGCGCTCACGGCGCAGCTCATCAGCGTCTTCCTTTATCCTTTTGCGTTGTACCTCTGTAACATTAAAGGCGTTGTTAAACCGCGCATGCCAATATTCTGCATTACCCCTTGCGTCTCGCGCTTGATCGCGCAACTCGTTTTTCTCGGCAACACACTTAGCGAGCGCATCATTCTGCTCTTCAATTCGTTTACTTAGCGCGGCGATCTCCTCGTTGGCCCCTGCATTGGCCTGCCACGCCGTTTCCAGCATATTAAGCATTTGTTCCTTCGTGGTTTTCTTCAGGTTGATTTTTTTCATGTCGATCTCCTTCCATCGTCATCTGTTGATACTGTTCCACGCGCTCGACCTTAACCACGCGCACACCGCCGTACTTTTCAAAGTCCATCGCCACTTTTTCCTTGATGCCCTGCGGATCGGCGTCATCCGGTACTTCCAGCGCCAGCGTCACCAGCAACCTCATTCTTTGCCGCCTTTCAGCCGATAGTTTTCGTCTTCCAGCTGGTCAATCAAATAACCTCGATTAATGTTTGCTGTGCGAAGGTAATGGATCACCGCAATAAGTCCCTCACGATCCAGCCCCTCAAGCCTTGCCTGATCCACTTTAAGGGCTTTGAGCGCAGACCACGCCAACCGGTACATTTTCCGCGCCCCAGGCATCGGAGTATTGCGCTTGTCAAACCATTCGATGGCTGCATTTAATTCTTCAGGTGTCATTCCGCACCTCCTTCCATTCTCGCCCCCACATGCTCGATCTGGTTTCGTAGCCGGTCGACCTTATAGTCTCGCTGCTCCGCCACCGCGTCCTCGACCTCAAACTCGATCGCCATCTGGTCAAGCATGATCCCGACGTCGGCGATCTCTTCGGCGATGTTGGCGAGCGTGTCGCCGTCCACGCGCCCGCGTAGGAACTTGCACAGCACATCCTGCAGCTCGGCCATCTCCTCAAAGGCCATCGTGATCTGCGCCTGCGCGCCGTAGCGGCTGAGCGCCGCGCAGAAGGTTTTGCGTTCCATCTCAGTCATTTTTCATCGCCTCCAATGCTTTCTCCGCTTCCTCGCGGGTGAGGAATACAGTCTTGCCGATGTCAGCTTGTTCAAAGGTTATCTGGTCGGAAAGCGTCGTATAGACTACATTCATCTCCCCATTTTCCGACATCCCAACAACAGCTTCATACAGAGCATCTTCACAGATATCTCCGTCCTCGATTATGTACAACATGCTTGAAAGAATCGGCGTAAGTACTGGCTTTACTGGCAGCACCGCCACGCGCCCGCCCTTGTCGGCCTCGGCCAGCTCACGCAGACGGTCATTCAGCAGCCAGTTTTTCACATACTCCCAACTGCAATTATAATCAATTCCAACATCCATCAGGATATTAGACATTCGTTTAGTCTCTTTCGGCGTCAGCCACGTGTCCTCGTAGGCGGCAAGACGGTCCATCATCTCTCGGACACCTGCGGGTTCAACCTCGCAGGGGATCTGTCCGGTCGAGTAAGGATTTTTCGCGCCAACGTAGACCACAACGCCGTTAATCCTTCTTGTCAGTCGCTCCATCACTCCACCTCAGGCCCATCCGGTAGCGGCCTCCAGTGCGTGACGGTACAAGGTAATGCCATGCAAAGCCATTTCTTCGCGTTTGCGTGATAATTACCGATGTCGACGCCAAAATCAGGACTATAAATCATGTAGTTTACAAGTTCGGAAGTCTCATCATTACGCCACACCTCCGGCAGCCGCTCCGTCACCGGCACCCACTTCTCCCGCTCCTGCAGCACCGCGATCTCTTCGGCATACCGCGCGCAGCGGTCAGTCAGCTTCTCGATCAGCTCCGCGGCTTCCCGCACGATTTGGCAGCCGTGGATGCCGCAGTCGTGTTCGCGTCCGCAGCCCATGCAGGCCAGCGAGCCCGTTTCCACTTTTAAGCGCCGCATCGCGGTCAAAATCTCTTCCGTTCTCATTTCGTCCTCCTCGGCCCATAGCCTAACTGTTTGATCTCCGGGTAGCGCTCTGCAAACGGGTAAAACTGGTTATCCCCGATATAGCTGCGCGTCGCCCGGTCAAGTCTCTCCTGATAGACGTCTGATTCGTCGGTGCTCTGCATCGCTGGAAAATAGACGTCATACGTCTCGCCCCACTTTTCCGCGAGGCGGCTGAGGCGGTCATAGCCCCAGCCAAAATCCTCGTGCATCGTGATCAGCAGCGTGTCCAGCATGTACTGCTTCATCGTCCGCTGCATCACATCCAGCAGCAGTTGCGTTCTCCCGTCTCTCTGCTGCAAATACCCTGATCTCTTCATTTGCCCTCCTGGACAATGGCAATGCCATCATAGTCTTGCTTTTTCCATATCGCTGAGCCCGGAAGCATCCCCGCTGATAACGCCAACCGAAAAACCTCTGCTACATCCGGCCTGCTTTTTGCGAGCATGCTATAAATGCCATTTGCCAGCATTGCCACATCTGCAAGATTCTCTTTGAGCGAGCCTCTAACATCCATTTCGAGTATCTGCCCGTCTTCGATTTTGTAGTGGATCATTTGTTTTCTCCTCTCTGTCTCTCGCTGATCAGCAGCCAGCTGTCGCACTTGCACTCGACAATATCCTGCACCGAGATCCCCGCGTCGGTCGAAACGAACGGGTACTGGTCGCTCACGCCCCCGCAGCACCGCGCCGTCAGATAGTCACTGCCGCCTAACCCCGTGGGATAGCTCAGCACGACCAGCGCGCCTTCCTCCGGCCAGTGCTCTGCATCCAGCGGCAACCATTCCGGCGAGCTCACCGTCTCGTCCTGCGTCGGGTCATCTGGATGCAGCGTCCAAAGAACTACCTCTGCCCATTCGGTATAGCCGCTTTTCAGCCTGCCGCTGACGTATACGTCCTCGTCTGCTACTCCGTTTTCGTCGATAAAAACGATGTGCGCGCCCTCCGGCGGTTTAACGTCTGATTCATACCATCTGAGCGCAAGCAGCTTTTCGTTTCGCTCTTCTTTTGACTCGGTCTTTTCGCGGGTTTTACTTGCTTGCACTGTCCCATCCTGCATGCTCATCGCCGCAAGCATGTCCCACACAGTTGCCCAAGAGCGCAAAATGTACTTTCGGTCTTCACCGCTCATTTTTAGCCCCTTGGCCTCCCCCTGCCAATCAAACTCTTTGCTGCCGCCTCCAGCCCACCGAAACGCTTTTTTAAGCGTTTCGATTCCTTCCTCTCGATTTTTACATCCTCGCAGCTCTCTTTCAAGACGTTCATGGATATGACCGAGCAACTCGATATACTTTTCATCCTCTACGGCCTGCTCGTCTTTCGCTCTGGATTTCACAAACTCTTGCACGTCCTTGATCGTGTAGCTCCGGCGATTGTCGATCACCCAGTCGAGCAGACGATACTGCGTCTCGTCGTCCATGCGGGCGATCTCCAGCGCGGCCGCCTCCGGAATGTCGCCCGCCTCCCACTTGCGCACGATCCCCGGGACCTTGAGCCCGCGCTTGATCGCGCTCAGGTTGGCGAGCTTGGTCCTGTTGACCTGCATCGCCTCGGCGACGCGGTCGCGGATGCGCCCCGGCAACTCTTCGCCCGCCTCGCGGCGCTTAATGTAAATTTTCGTCAAGCGCTCTGCCTCTTCTGCCAGCAATGCAGGGGACTTCACACGCTGTCGGTTCGCTTCGATCACCGCGCAGATCTCCTGCTCCTCCGTCATCGCCGGAAGCACTCGGCAGAGCACGATGGAGAACTGCTTCGCGACGGCCTCGTCCCGGTTCGCCGCGAGCAGCCGCAGCGCCGCCATGCGGCTGTGGCCGGAGATCAGGCGGTACTTGCCATCCGTGTCCGGCACGACGGTTGGCGGCTCCAGCAGGCCGTTGGCCTGAATGGACTCCATCAGCGCGGCGAGCGCCTGGTTGTCGGGGCGGGGGTAAAAATTCCGAGGGTTGTCAAGGATGTCATCGACCGCGATCTCCCGCGTCGTGTCCGATTCGGGCACGCCCTCAGCCGGCGTGAGAAACTCGCTCATGTCAAACTTGCCCTTAGCCATTGACCGCGCCTCCCTTGCTCAGATACTCCCGCGTGAAATCGTGATATGCCTTTGTCGCCGCATCCTTGGGCGCATATCCTCTCAGCGTCTTGCTCGCGTTGAGGTTGGACATGCTTACCGGCACGGAAGCCCGCAGCGGGATCGCCGCCTCAAATGCCGGAATGCCGCTCACGCGCAGCGCCTGCTCTGCGGCCTCCTGAATGCGCGTACCGCGCCGCTTGGTGATCAGCGCGCCCGCGATACGCAGCCGTGGATTGACCGTGCGCATGTTGGCGACCTGACTGCGGATCTCGCCCGCGCCGTGGAGGGAAAAGCCCTCCAGCTCGACGGGGATGATGATCTCATCCGCAGCGCCCAGCGCCGCCACCGTGGCCGCATTGTAGGCGGTCGGGCAGTCGATAAGAATATAGTCTGCGCCCTCATCCTCTGCCACAGCAAGGCAAAAATCACGGATGCCGTTTTTTGCCAGCCGCTCGCCGGTCAGGGCGGCAATGTCAGCCTTCGGCAGCTCCGCGCTGGCCGGAACGATTTTCACGCCCTCGACAGGCGTGTCCTGCACCAGCTCATCCCAGCAGCAGCCGGTCTCGCCGGTCAGCACCTCGTAGGTCGTGCCGCCGTGGAGCGTGTCCGCGCGAAAAATGTCGCTCAGATTGCACTGGCCATCCGCGTCCATCACAATGACGCGCTTGCCCGCGGCCGCGAGCTCGGCCGCGAAGTTGATCGTCGTGACCGTCTTGCCGACGCCGCCCTTGTAGTTCATGATCGCAATCGTTTTCATGTTGTCCTCCTGTTTTTCTATTTCCGCAGCCGCTTAGCTGCGCGGTACTGATAATCGCCGAAATCTTCGTAGTCTTTTTTCTCTGCTCTAATCTTCTCGTTCTCGGCGTCGATCGCCGCCTTCCACGCGCGATAGTGCTCGCACTTATCATGGCAGCCGGGATACCGCTCCTTGCAGCCATAGCACTTGCTTTCCACTTTCCCCGCCATGTCGCACCTCAAAATTTGAAACTCTCTCGGGGGATGTAGCCAAAAACCTGTGCCTCGACCAGAAAAAACCGATGCTCGTGGTTGATCCGCACGATTTTCCCACTCACCTTCCCGCGGTCGCGTGTGCTTTTCAGATTTTCTTCGCCGCCCAGATTGCTGTACGCACACGGTGTCCAGCTGACGGGCTGTCCAATATACGGCATGATGTCTCTCCTTTCTTTACCGGCGCTTTGCGCCGCTCATGCGCTCATTGCGAGCATTCCGCTCGACAATTTTCTTGTCTTCCTCAGCCTCGCGTGCCGACGTCATCGTCATCGGCGTAAAGGTCTGCTTGTCGCCGTCGAACCACAGCAGCGTCCGCAGCAGCAGACCCTCTTTGTTCTTGACGATTCGCAAAAATCGGGACGTTGTGGGGTTATAATCCCCGCCCTCGACAGGGCGGTAGATCATGAAGATCATGTCCGCGTCCTGCTCCAGCTGGCCGGACTCCTTCAGGTCGCTCATGCGCGGCTCGTTTTGCTGCGGCTTGCCCTTTTTGGGTACCGCAACGCGATCTTCGCGCGTCAGCTGCGCCAACTCGATCACGAGCTTTTTCCGGCTCTGGGCGAAAGCGTGCAGCTCGCGGGATATCTCCGCCACCTGCTCGCTGCGCATAATGCGCGTAGAGCTTGGCCGGATGAGCTGCACGTAGTCGATGAAAATCACGTCGAAGTCAAACGCCTCGGCAGCGCCGGTAATATCGCTGACGCTCCATCCGGCCGCCTCGATCAGCGTAAACTTGAGTGCGGCAGCCGCGGCGCTCTTGGCCGCGAACCGCTCCCAGTCCTTGTCCGTCAGCTCTCTGCGTTTGATGGCCGTAAAGCTGATATCGTTCAGCGCCGCAACCACACGGTCGGTCACCTTGCGCCGGTCAGTCTCCAGCGAGAAGAAGCCCACGCGCCACTCGCGCGCCATCCGCATCGCCATTTGCAGTGCCAGCGCCGTCTTGCCGTCGCTCGGATACCCGCCGATGATGACCACATCACCCGGCTGCGTGTATGTACCGGCATCCACCTCAGCGAGACCGTAGCGGACGTATTCGAGCGGAGTTTTATCCGTCTGGCGTGCGGCAAAGTCCTGGATCATGTCCTCCATGGTGTAGGCCATGATCTGCCGCCCACCCGTCTGCTCCTGATGGAGCTTCGCCTCCAGCTCGCGGCACTCCTGCGCCGTGGACGCCGAGGCTAATTGCATTGCGAGGGCTTGCATGCGCCGCACGCAGGCTTGATCGGCCATTCGGATGGCATTCTCGCGCCAGTCGGCGCTGGTTGTAGTGATGTATACCAGTTGGGCGATGTAATCACTCGAGTCTTTACCGACTTTGTCTCGGATGCTGTAGGCTGTCACCGACTCTGCCCGCAGGTACAGATCCCGTGCCGCGCGGAAGATCTTCCGGTTGATCTCAATGCCGAAATCCTGCTCGCGGACAGTGAAGAGTACGTCCTTGACGATCTCGGGGGAGATAAGCAGCGCGCCGATGACCGCGGTCTCGGCCTCAAGCCCCGGCTGTGTTTTCCTCTGCTGCGTCATGCGCTACACCCCCCAGCCGAGCGGCAGCGCCGCGCTGCCCTCGTTCTCGACCGGCGGCATTTCGTCCGGCTTAAGCTCGTAGACGGTCAGCCAATTCATGCTGATTGCCTTTTCCAGCAGCGCGAGTTTCAGCTCACGCCGCCCGTCCGACAACTTGTCCAGTTTCCGCAAAATCCCGCTCATAGCGCGCTCGGTCTCGACGGCTTTCCGCCGATTGATCTTGATCCGGTTTTCCAGCAGCCCCATGATCCACTCGCGCAGCTCGTCGTCCTCGCCGCAGTATTTCTCCACGACCTCTACGACCTCTGCGGGGGCTATAGGGGTTTGTTTCTTTTCTTCTTTGGTTCTTTTAGTATTTATTTGGGTCGGAAAACCCGATGACGGTTTTTCCCGTTGTCGGTTTTCACCGTCGTCGGTATTTCCCGACAACGGTGGTGCTTCATCCAGCAGCACATAGACGTTGCCGGAGAAGTGTCCGTTGGCGTCATGGGTCTGTTCGCGGACGAGATATCCGACGTCTTCGAGCTTGCCGAGCAGCCTACGGATGGTGTCTTTGCTCACACCCACATAGGCCGCGAGGCCCTTGACCGAGTATTGCCACCCCTCCGGCAGCCCGACCATAATGGCAAGCAGCCCGCGCGCATCCAGCGGCAGGCGCTTGTCCTCGATGGCAGATTTGTAAAGCACGGTGAAGCTCTGCTTGCGTCCGGATTTGATGATCCCTTCGCTCATGCCTGCACCCCCGTTTTGATGGGATTGAGCGTCACGCTCTCGCAGCAGGCGATCAGGCGATCGCATAAGCCGACATAGTCCACAGCGCTCTGCTGGGCCTCGATATCCAGCGGCGGGGGAGAGGCTGTGCCGTCACAGATATGTTCTTTTTGATTTTCTCTTGCCATAAGCATTTCCTCCACCGATGTACTCAACAAAGTTGAAGAGCTTTGTCACCGTCACACTCACGCCGACGACCACGAAGAAAAGGGTCATGCCGCTCATCGTGCATACACCCCCTTTGTCAAAACGGGGCTTGCATTTCCGCGCGAGTGTGCTATACTATTTTTGCAATCGTTTTCAGGTCTGACTGCCTGAGACACGGAACGCTTCGACGCGCCAACGTCGGGGCGTTCTTTTTTTGCGTCTGCGGCATAGATGACCTGATAGGCTGCGGCGATGGTCTCGCGCAGGTCGGCAACGATGGTGTCAAATTCCGGCCGCTCCTGCTCGTCAATGATGCCGTCCTCGGCGATGCGCAGCAGTGTCTTGATCTTGTCGGTCGCGCTCTGGAGGCGGTTTGTCAGCGCGATCGTCGCCGTCGGCAGCGGCTGAATATGTACCTCCGGCAGCACGCCCAGCGTGTCGGTCGCTTTTGCATGTTCCAGCTCAAGCCAGGGGAGGTTGTAGAGCTCAGCCATGCGGTGCACGGTGTCATCAGATGGCGTGCGGCGTCCGTTCTCATATTGTTTCATACTTTCTGCGGAAAGTCCAAGTAGCTCGGCTGCCTCTTCTTGCGAAAAATAGGTAGCCTTTCTTGCCCTTTGGTATAAATTTGGGTACTCGGGATACATGGATTTTTTCCTCCTTTTGAGATATGATTAACTCGCAACGATCAGTTTGCCCTCTACGAAAGCGATGAAAGAGCGGCGAGGGATTCGAACGTTTCTCCCCAGGAGAATGACCGGGAATCCGAGGGCGTCTTTGTCCTGACGCGCCTGCACGCGGATCAGCTGCGGGTCGACACCGAGGACTTTGCCGGCGACGGCGGCACTGATGGTTTCTTTCTCTGAAAGTTTCAGTTCTTCAAGCGTCATGATACTATCCTCCTAACTAAGCGTTTCGGGCAGCCGGTCCGGTGTTTCCACTTCAAACAGTGCGCTGATATCAACACCCAGCAGCATCGCAAGCTGCGGCAGCTTGTCGGTGGTGGGCTGGTATTCGCCACTCTCCCATTTGCCAACGGCGACTGCGGAAACATTCATTGCCTTGGCAAGATCGGTCTGGCTCATGCCCTTTCTTTGACGGAGTTCTTTGACGCGGAGCTTTACCATTTTTTCAATCATCCTTTCTATCTTGATTTTTGCAGTTTGCCATGGTATTTTTAAGTGAGACTTTATACTATGAGCAAAAGAACGAAGGAGCAGGGGAGAATCGAACTCCCATCACTGCGGCCGGTGAGCACCATGCTGCTCCATATGGATGAGGTGAGGGGCGAGGACGGGTCGAACGTCCTTCAGTCGGGCATTAGAGTAACGGAGGACAATCCCCACGGTTCCGGCTGAACCATCTCCCGACGCGCGCCGGCCGCCCCAAATATAGCGAAGATGAGGTGAAGCAAATGCAAGATGTTATAGCTTTCGATCAAAACGAAACTTGCAAAATGCAATTTGAAATACCGGAAATTGACGAGTGCCCAATATGTCATCATGCTTTGCAACCAACAATTTTGAATTCCAGATATGTAATGGACGATCCAAATGGGGAGTCTCTGCTATGCCATTTATACACCACTTTTTTCTGCCCCAAATGTCGTGGCGTCTTTATGGGAAAGTTTTCAGAATCACTTGATTTGCGTTTTGGACCCAATTCGGTCTATTTGGGAGCGTACTCTCTTTCCCCTACAGTGCCTGACTATGATCGTTTCAGCGATAAGATCATAAATCTATCTGCTACGTTTGTTCAAACATACGAGCAGGCTCAGTGTGCTGAAGCCAATGGGTTGAATCAGATCTGCGGCATCGGGTATCGCAAGGCGCTGGAATATTTGGTAAAGGATTATTTATGTCATAAAGCACCCGCAGATGAGGATGCAATAAAAACAGAGGCACTTGGCAGAAGCCTTCAGCGAATCGAAGATTCACGAATCCAAGCGCTCGCGCAGCGTGCGACCTGGATTGGCAACGATGAAACGCATTATGTCAAAAAGCATGAGGATTTGGACGTCGCGACCATGAAAGTATTCATCAATGCCATGGTTCACTTTAACGATTCGGACTTGGCATTGGAGCAAGCACTTGGCATTGAACGGGCGTGAGCCGGATCTCGCTCAGCAAGCTTTTTGCCATCCAGTGACCAATAGGAAGTTGCCACGCGTACCGGATCATTGTTTGCTCCAGATCCGCGGACTTCTCGAATCTCGATGACTCGAATGACCTTGGCGCTTTCGATCGGAGAAAATGTCATCATAACGTATTCAGCTTTCTTTGGATTCGACGACATACAGCTTGCCGCCATGCAGCTGGTAGATGCCGCCAATGTGCAAGTTCTGCAGCGTGAGATAAGTCTCGCAGCGCTTTGCACGCCAGCAGATCTCCGCCATATTGTCGAGCTTGATTCTGCGCACTTTATAGAGCACGTTCTCGCCTCATTTCTTGTGTTCACGAGAGGAACTGATATGCTTGAATGGATAAAGGTCGTTGCACCGTATATCGTGGCGATCATCGGACTGCTCGGCGGTATTTGGGTTGCTGCCCGAAACAACAAAAACCAGTTGACGGCCGCTTATTTCGACCGCATGACTGCGGCCTACGAGCAGCACTGGAAGGCGTTTTCGGAGTTTGTCTACGAGCCGAACGATACGCATCGGAATGCTTATATCGTTGCCCTCTACAACGCGAGGCTTTACGCTTCCGATGATGTAGACTGCGGCATACAGATACTTTTCGAGAAAGCGGTCGAATATACCTCTTCCGGGCGGCGCGATATACGTGAACTTGATGTGTATGCCGGGGAGTTGGAAAAACTGCTGCAGGAAGATGTTGTGAAGTATCGGAGTCGGAAGCGGCGTTCTCGATGTACTCGATGACCCATCGCCCAAGTTCCAGAATGGGTATTGCCAGCCGAGGCTTGGGTTCTTGATCGTCCTCTGTGTGTTCTCTGTAGAGACACCAGACCAGAGGTGCAATGACGATCACCCAAATCAGCAACGCGATAGGTCTCATATCGCGCTCCTTTCGTACAGTCGTTGTCTAAACTGTAGCTTTATAATAAATCTTTAATCAAATATTGTCAATCGTAAAAGTGCTAATTAAATATTCTTGTGAACAAGAGCCAAATTCTATAATAAGGTGTTGTTTCTAATGGACAGAGAGCTTTTTGTGCAAAATATTGAAAGATGGTGTGCTGTGAAGGGTGTAGCGCCAACGGTGGCTTGCCGTGAAAGCGGTGCAGGCAATAGCTTTCTGACCAATGTAAAAAGAGGGCAAACTCCATCTGTGGCAAACGTGCAGCTGCTTGCACAGTATCTCGGCTGCACCGTGTCCGATCTGCTCGGCGAGACGCCGGGCGCGCTGCCGGCCGTGCCGGAAGGCCCGACCGCGCAGTTTCTAAAGTTGTTCTCAAGCCTCGACGACAAAACGCAGAATGAGATCGTCGCCGAGATGCTCAAGAGAAAAAAATAAAAAAAGGTGCCCGAATCGGGCACCGAAGAGGGGGTGCAGTGGTATGGTATTCGCTCTATTTATTTGTTTAACATTTTTTGTTGGTGCTGTGGCACTGGTGTATCGGCATAATAAGGAAAACAGCCAGAGAAGCAATGAAGAGGAAACCAGATCAGCGCTTCAGACACACACTCAGGAGAGCGCGGAAAAGTCTGCGACGCATTTGCAACCTCGTATATCTTTAGACGAGTATGTCGTTCTTGATGTCGAGACGACAGGACTGGATGCTTACAGAGATAAGATCATTCAGATATCTGCGATCAAATATGATGCGCAGGGGAAAATGATAAAGTGCTACAACACCTATGTAAATCCTGGTATCAGTATCCCTGCTTCGGTGTCCAGAATCAACCATATTACTGATGACTTGGTGTCTGGTGCCCCTTATGCGGAAGAGGTTGCCGATGACTTCCTTGCATTTGTTGGCAATGATGTAGTGGTCGGCTATAACGTTACATTTGACCTGAAGTTCCTGAATAACACTTTTGATGGAGCGTTTTCTGGGTGTCAGTATGTGGATGCACTATCTATTGCGCGAAAATGCTTTGACCTGCCAAATTATAGGCTTCAGACGGTTGCAAACTTCGCAGGGTTCAGATCAGATGAATTCCACAATTCGCTTGTTGATTGCGAGGCGGTAGCTGCTGTACTTCGTCGTGCAAGCGTTGATATCGGAAAATGGATAAAAGAATTTGGTGAGCGCAAGTCTTATGCTTCAAACTACAACCCAGTGCAGCCAGTATACCGCCCCGTTGAGAATAGTCGGCGCGGCTACGAGTACTGGGAGCGGGGCGAAGATGCGCGTGCAGAGGGTGATTTTGCAACGGCGTTGCAGCTTTATGACAGAGCCAGAAAAGAGGGCTTTAGGGGTCCTGTTCTCTATTCATCCTATGCAAAAATATACCGTAAGCGCAGGGAGTATGACCGCGAAATAGCAATTTTAGAAGAGGCTATCAACGCCTGTGATGGCTCTGCAGGAGAAGAGTTTTTTGCGCGCAGAGAACGTGCAAAAGAGTTGCGTGCCAATGCAGAAAAGAAGGCTGCAGAAGAGACGCTGCGAGCCCAAAAGAGGGAAGATCGTGCAGCAAGGAAATTACAGGAGGAAGAAGCTAAAGCACAGCGGGCTACGCAGCGAAATTCTCGGCGTATACGGCAGTTGTCTGACGAAGGTGAAGTCCTTGGAGAATTTGAGTCACTTGCCGAAGCAGAACGTATTATTGGAGTTAACAGAAAGAGTATTCGTGAAGCGGCCACTGGAAAGCAAAAACACGCTGGTGGTTTCCGGTGGGAGTATGTAGCCGTTGAGCAAACGCTGCCCGAAGCAGATATGCAAAGCGCCACCCCAGATGGAGTGGCGGACATAATTGAGATATAGACGGTGCCCGAATCGGACACCGAAGATCGTGCGCACGCAAAACATGCGTTCTCCGTTTGACGTGCGTATACGGCCAGAGGTATAATTTATACAGAGGGCGGGAGTGCGGCAAAGCTCCCCCCGCGGGAAAGGGGAGCGCAAAATGGATAAGGTGATCTGCCTCGGTATGACCGGTCATCCCGAGCCACGACAATAAAAAAGCCGCCCCTGAAGGAGCGGCAGATGTTCAACAGACTTGACAATTCAAAAATAGGCGGTTATACTCAAAGTAGAAAAAGGCGCTGCGACAAGCGGTTAGCCTCAGGAATTAGTCAAAGATTTTGACCGCTTACCTTGGCCGGGGGCGGTCATTTTCTTTTGCACATCTGGAAAACCAGAGTTGCAACGCCTATCAATACCAGCGTGTAAGCAAAAAGCTCACCGTAAGTAACCATAGACATCACCTCCCTTCCGGGAAGTGCTAACCGCCTGCCGTTCGTGCAGCGCCAAAAACAGAATAGCAGAGTCTCGTCGAAAAAGCAAGAATATTGTTGCAGGGGCGATAAATGCAGAGCGGCCATCGCCCGAAAGGACGACGGCTGCTCTTTGAGTTCTGCGCGCGAACTCCTGAGAGGGCAATGCGACGAGGACTATTGATCGTTGCGCTTGGAATCGGCTGCAAGCCGAGCTGCGAGGTCAAGGATCTCTTGCTGGGCGTCTGCGGATAAAGCCTCGAACAATGCAATGATGTAAGCCGGATCGTACATGATTTTCTCTCTCTCGGACGCCGCCCGTGTAGATTTGGCGCCGAGAAGATTATACCGAATTTTATGGCCAAAAGCTACGATAATATCGAGGAGGTGAGCTGTGGCATGCTATGCCCTAAATGCAAAACAGATATGCCGGACGATGCTAAATTTTGCAGCCAATGCGGGAGACGTCTGATAACTGCTCCACCCAAGCAGCAGACGAGGAGACGAGGCCGCGGACAGGGCACCGCGCGAAGGCGCGGTTCGACCTGGACCGCGGTGTGGACGGCCGGATTCGTTGTCGAGGATGGAAAGCTAAGGCAGATTCGGCATAGCAAAGGCGGTTTCGCAACCAAAACGGCGGCACTGGCCTATGCAGCAAATCCACCAGAGAAAGCGGAGATCCGCGAGCCTACATTGAGCGACTATTGGCAGACCTACGAAAAGTCCACCTTGTGTAAAAAGTCGGACTCAAAACAGACCGCACACGATATCGCATGGCGGCGGCTGAAGTCCATTGCCCATATCCCGATAGCTCGGCTCACGATCGGACAGCTGCAAGAGGTTGTCGACGCAAATACAAAAACGCACTATCCTGCCAAGGATATGCGGACGGTGCTCTCTCATCTTTACAAGCGAGCGGTGGCGGAGGGCGTTGTGCCGACAAACTTGGCTCCATACATTGAGCTGCCGCCGCTGCAGAAGCAGGAGATTAAGCCGTACACCAAGACTGAGATCGTCGCGTTTTGGAAAGCCTACGCGGATGGGGATACGTTTGTCGGATATATCCTCTTGATGATCTATACCGGCATGATGCCGGGTGAGCTGCGGAAGCTGACAAAAGCCATGGTAGACTTCGATAAGCTGGAGATTGTCGGCGCTGGTATCAAGACCGATGTTCGCGATAAAACGCCTATGGTTTTTCCGGAGATCATCAAGCCTGTGTTGCAGCAGCTATGCGAGACGTCCAGGAGCCGCAAAGGCTACGTCCTCGATATGAATGAGGATAACTTCTATGCGGAGTTCCATGCCGCGGAAAAGCGGTGCGGAACGCGCGACCTCAAGCCCTACTCGTGCCGGCATACGACAGCGACAGCTCTGGCCGTGGATAATGTGCACATGACTACGATAAAGGAGATCATGCGCCATAGCAATATCAGTACCACGCAGCTATACATTCACCCAGATACGCAAGCGATGCATCAGGGCATCGATGCGGTCGGAAAATCGGATTTGGAGAGAATCAAGGCACAATAATAGGTAACGCAGTAGTGTACAATGGCTAAAAAATGCAGAAATACCAACGGTTTTTGTACCCCTGCTAAGGGAGTAGGGCGTGTAAAAAGCGCCGCGGAGGTTCAAATCCTCTCTTCCGCGCCAAGTAAAAACCTTGAAGCCATAACGGTTTCAAGGTTTTTCTTGTTTTTGGTAAAAACGTTTTTGCTTCGATTTGGAATAGTTCCTTCCGTGGGCTATATTGTGGGCGACATAGTAGTTTACTTCACCGATTTTGTTCTACAGTTGACACTATTGTTTATAATTTTATCCTGGGCAGAAGATAGCAGCTCGTCCCACGAAATAGACTCTGTAGAATATCGGTAATGGTTACTGCATGTCCAAAACACTTTAGCCTTTGGTTGACCTCTTGCATAAAACGCTTTTGATTTTCCGGCGAGAGGCGGCTAAAGTCCTTTTGGAGTTCCAATCCTGATTTAGAAAGTTTTGCCATAAATTTCTCATATTGTTCTTGATCTGCAGTCAT